AAATGCCCCTGTTAATGAAGTTTACTATAAAATGGTTCATATTGCCTCAAATATAACTACAATCAACATACCGAAAGATTCCTTTTCAATGTTCAATACTGAGATTGTTGATGATACATTAATTGTTGCTAAGGCTTTATTTGAAACCCGACGACGAGCTTCGCTTGCGTTGGGTTTTCCCATAGCCTCAGTATAAGCAACAGTCGGTGTGTTGTATATGGCTACAGGGCGTCAGAACAAGACTTACCTGTACCTGGAGAGATTAAAGATGGAGTTGTTATTAAAACTACCATCCCTTCAGACCCAAGCCTTAGACCTCCCGTTAAGGTTTCTTTAGGGTGCCATATACAAGGTACGAGCTTACCCCATGTCGATCCAACCGACACGGACACCGTTATACTGGGGGTTGCAAAGCGTTTCGCTTGCAAACCGCCGTCTCCCGATGAGGGAATGCTTGCTGCTCTTAAAGCTTTTGTATATTTATGGTGTATACAAAATTTGGTTCCATTACCTTATGATACTGATTTAACCGTTGATAATTGGCTTGAAAAGACAGGCTATTCGCGTGGTAGGATAAATGAACTTAAAACAAAATGGCGTGAGTGCGGAGGTGTATTGAAAGAAAAGCATTTTGTCGTTAAGTCGTTTGTCAAGGATGAAAGCTATCCCGAATTTAAACATGCTAGGTGGATTAATGCCCGCTCTGACCAATTCAAATGTGCTGTTGGCCCCACCTTTAAAGCTATAGAACAATCTGTATTTGGATCGGATTGGTTCGTTAAAAAGATCCCCGTTAAAGATCGTGCTCGTTATATATTTAATCGCGTTGCTCGCGTGGGTTCAAAGTATATTTGTACGGATTATACTGCTTTTGAATCGCATTTTACTGAGGAGCTCATGCAGTGTTGTGAGTTTGTCCTCTACGATTATATGACCCAATATCTACCAAATCGTGCTGAATTTAAATTTTATATGTATAAGATTATTGCTGGAATGAACAAGTGT